CGCGCGCCAGCCAAAACCCTTTGCGGCAGCGAAATCTGCTTCATCCGTTCGCGCAGATAATGATACTGGATTTCGGCCTGCAGGTAGAACACGCGCAGGGGACGCGGCGGTGTGAAGTCGAGAAACGACACGCCAGCGGCCATGTGGACGAGCCAGGAGATCAAGAGATCGCTTTTGCCCACCTTGGGCGCGCCACCCAGCACCAGCAGACCGCCCGGTGTCAGCACGCGCGGCGCGATGATGTCGGCGGGCATCGGGCTCGCGTCGTCGAGCAGCGCCCCAAGTGTGAAGGCTGGCATCTCATTGGGCACAGGGGCCGCGCTGTCGAGGCGGATCAGGGGTGCCCCGTGCTTTTCGACATGGATGGCCCAGAGCCGCTCGGACTCGCGCTTGAGCCGCTCCACTGGCCACTGCGGGCGCAGCATGGCGGCGTTGTAACCGCAGATCGCCTCCCAGCCGTCGCCTTTTGATAGCCGCCCGTCATGGACCATGCGGATGAAATAGCCGATCGCCGCACTGGCGCCCTCAAAGCGTGACCAGTCGTCCTGCCCGCCTTCGCGAACGGGTGTGACCAAGACCTCGTCGGAGCGGGGCTTGTCAGGGGCCACGAAATCCGGCTGCAATGACACTCCCGGCGCGGGCGGCATGTCGGCGACGGTATCGATGAATTCGCCCAGATCGCGTTCCACCGCCGGGTTCATTTCCACGATCCGAACTTGGGTCTTGAGGTTGTTCTTGTAATAGACCGAGCCTGCCACCCGGATCGGCTGATGGGCCGAACGGAAGTGCATGTCACCGCCGACCTTGGCCGCGATGTCACCGCGCAGGCGGCACAGGCGGCGGATATCATCGCCCTCGGCCGGCTCGCTGAGTTTCCACCAGACATGGGCCTTGCGCTGCCCCTCTGGCGTCACGCCGCCGCTTTCGACAACCATGGTCGGTGCGCCCAGATGGCGTTCGAGATGGGCGCGCTTGGCGGCAATATCGCCGGTGTCGATATCCACGACCACGGTCTGCATCTGTAGGATTTCAGCCGCCTTGGCCTGGCCCGGTGCTGCAACCGTGCCCGGGATGACGTAGACCGCTGCCCCCTCGCGTGACGCCCATGTGGCGAAGGTGGCCATCTTGTCGGGGGTGGCCTGATCCGCCTCTATCCAGATGTTGTGCGGGCGGCCATCGATGCCTTGGCCCTTGTCGATGAAACTGCGCACCGGGATCAGCCCGTCGCAATAGCCGAAAACCACCCCCATGAACTGCGCGATTTGCGCGGGGTCAGGCTCGTCGCCGAAGACATCCACCTGCGAGACCGCGTCGTTGAAATCCCGCCACGGGTTGAAATGGAAGATATTCTCCTTCGGAGTATCGTGGGGCGCCACATTTGGGCTGTCGGTGGTGTTGTCGTCTTTCATGGGCCTGTCCTCAGAAATGCGGGGTGTCTCGGGATCGTCGGGAAGGTCGACGCTCATGTGGGCATCCCCCAGCAGCGCTCCGCCCATGGGCAGAAGCGGCATTCAAAGAAGTCTCGATTTTGGGCCACACGCGGCAGCAACTCGCCCGCGTCGGTGGCCTGCAGGATCCGCACGCCGCGATCCGACATCCGCTGCGCCAGATCCGCGTCGAAGGGCACCAGTTCATGGTGCATCTCTGCCGTATCCTTGTTGATGGCGGTGAACACGGCTGGCGCGGCGCTAATGCCGGGAACGGTCGCATCCATATAGGCTTGGTAGACCGCGATCTGGGCGGCATAGACAGGCTTGGACTTGGTGACGCCATCCTTGACGCAGAGCCGCCAGTTCTTGGCGTTCATCGTCTTGCATTCCCAGAGCGCGGGAATGGCCAGCCCGAAGCCTTCGGGGCCTGCGGCGATGATGCCGTCGACATGTCCGCGGATGCGCCCACCAGCGACAGAGAAGCCGAATTGGCCACTATCGGGGCGATTGCCCTTGCGGGTATAGAGATCAAAGCCAGCGCCGCGCAGCCATGCCACCGCCAGATCCTCAAGGACATGGCCTATGGCGAAGATGCGCAGCAGCTGGCCGCTGAAATCCTGGCCTTCGTCCTTGGCCGCGTGCGTAAACTCAAACTGCAGCGCGCGTTCGCAGGCATGACCGAGGCGTGAGCCGCCGAGATAGTCGCGCGGGATGCGTGCAGCATTGTCAGCGGTCAGTGCCGCGTCGACTGCGGCGTTCACCTTGTCGGCAAAGCTGGGCCTGTGATTATAGTCCAGCATCAGAAGGGGATCTCCGATTGGCTGGCGATCTCGGCCATCTCGGCGCGGAATGCGGCGATGATGATCACGATCAACTGGTGCATGTCGTTTTGGGTCAGCTGGCCCAGCGGCCGGTCCCAGCCGATGCGCTCCATCTCCGGGGCGAGCGTGCGCATGACGGCGGGCAGCGCCTGTGTTTCCTCTTCGGTGAAATCGACCATGTTTAATCCTTTTCGGGCTTTGAGGGTGAAGGCCGCCTGGCAGCCCATGGAGCAAAACCAGCGGCGGGTTTGGTGCGGGCGCGGCTGGTGGGGATCGAACCAGCCAAACCCCTGTGTGGGAGATGTGCAGACTGCACAAAGGCTTGGGCGCAGATGCCCGTTGCCCGCAGGCAGCGCTCGATCCTCAGCCGCTGTGGGCGGGGATGGGATTTGCGCGATATGGCTCATGCGGCCCTCCGCTGGCCGGGGGCTGCGGTCATGACGAGATGGCGGATCGCCCGCTTGTTGAAAGTGAAGGTCATCAGCGCCGAGGCGTGGTAGCGCGTCAGGCCATAATCTTGCCGATAAGCGGGCGGCAGATATTGCAGCTGCTTGTCAGTGGCGGATTGTTTCAGCCAGCTCCGCGTCTTGAAGGCGCTCTCATCACTCTCGACCTCGTTCAGCCAATCATCGGCTTGCGCGAGGCAGACCGTCCTCTCGCCGATGCCCAGCAAGCGGGGGCTTTGGCCCTTTGCGCCGCCGACCGCATGCCAGCGTCCTTCCAGAAAGAAGATGCCGCCCCAGGCGTTGAACCCGTTGGCCATCAGCGCGTCATCCGCCCCGAAGAGATCAATCCAGGCGAAGCTGGACCTCTTCAGAAGGTCGATCTCCGTCATGATGAAGCCGGTCAACTCGGCGCGCCCCTGCGCATCGGCCTCGCCGTCTTCATCGTCGCCAAGAACCTCGCCGCAGAGCGGGCATTCAAAGCATGCCAGTGGAATGTCGGCGCCACAGGCCGGACAGGCCTTGGTCGGGGCGTCGCCAGTCTCGGTCTTGCCATCAAGATCGACATCCTGTTCCAGCGTGCCGTGGATGAGACTCGACGTGCCGAAATCCAGCACAACACAGTCGGTCTTGATGACGCCGGGGTGTTCTTCCGGATCGATAGTGCGCAGCCCACGCCCGACCATCTGGATCATGGTCGATTTGTAGGATGAGGGGCGCAACAGCACGACGCAGGAGGTGGGCGGGTGATCCCAGCCTTCGGTCAGTACCGCCACGTTCACGATGACGCGAATATCTCGGGCGGCGTAGGCGGTCAGAATATCGCGGCGATCCTCGCTCGGCAGATCGCCATGGATCAACCCAGCCGCCACATCTGCGGTGTTGAAGGCCTCCGTGACATGGGCGGCGTGGGCTACAGTGGAACAGAACACCACGGTTTGACGGTCGCCCGCTTTCTCCTTCCAGTGGCGGATGACCTCGTCGGTGACCGGTGCGCGGTCCATGATCGACGCGACCTCGGCCATGTCGAAATCTGCCAGCGATTTCCGCACAGCGCGCAGCTTGTCCTGCACGCCCACATCGATCACGAAGGTGCGCGGCGGGACCAGATGGCCCGAAGCGATCAACTCACCCAGCCGCACTTGGTCGGCGACATTATCGAACACCTCGCGCAGACCCTTCTTGTCGCCCCGGTTTGGGGTGGCGGTGACGCCGAAGATGCGGGCGTCAGGATTGGCATTGCGGACATGGTCGATGATGCGGCGGTAGCTTGCCGCCACCGCATGATGCGCCTCGTCGATTACCAGCAGATCAAGCCGCGGCATGGCTGCGAGATTGCCGATCCGGGCCAGGGTCGGCACCATGGCGAAGGTCACCTGACCCGCCCACGATTTGGCACTGGCATCGACCACCGAGGTGGTCAGGCCCGGATTGACCCGGGCAAACTTGCCCCGGTTCTGATCGGTCAGCTCGTCGCGGTGCGCCAGCACGCAGGCTTTGGCGGCGCTATCACCGATCCGTTGCCCGACAACGGCAGACAAAGCCAGAGTTTTACCGAATCCAGTGCTGGCCACGCTCAGCGTGTTGTCGCGGGTGGCGAGCGCAGACAGGCTGCGCTCGACGAAGAGTTTTTGGCGGGGACGCAATCGCATGGCTCATACCGACCTGCGCTGATCAGCACTCATGAGCCCATTGGCGCATCCCGATGGATTTGATGCGGGCGGGCTGGTCGATCAGTTTATTCCAAGCATCACAGCAATGATCGACAATTTCGTTGTAG